GTAATAGGGCTTGAGTTTGTCATCCCAGTTGGCTAAGTCTGCGATCGCCTTGTCGCCATCACGCCATAACTTAATCACCTTGTCGTTGGCGTCGCGGTATGTATCAACATAGTTCTTAGCCTCGTCTTCAGTAACGACCGCGCCAGGTGGTTGCGTCTTGAGCGTGTGCTGTAACTTTAATGCCCCAGTCCCGTAGCCTAGACCCAAGATGCAGGTCTTACCCACGAAGCGTTCCACTGGGTCAGCCTTACTTATTGGGCGTTCGTATATCTTGGTTGCAAACAGGGAGTAGACATCCTCTCCGTTGCGGAACTGCTCAACCACATCATCCTGCCCTGCCAGCCAGACGAGGACACGCGCCTCAATCTGAGAAGAGTCACAGTTGATAACGATGTGGTCGTCAGGCGCTACGACTGCATTCTTTAGGGCTTTCTTTTTCTTATCTCTACTTGGTAGATTTTGGAAGTTAACCTTATCACTGCCTGCCCAGCGACCAGTATGCGCTCCGTAGTATTTGAGTGGGATTGGTAGGCGTCCTTTGTTACGTTTGCCAACATCAATGAATCTCTCAATCCTTGATTCTTCGATGGTAGATTTTGTGCCGAGTCGCACCGCGCATAGCTGTTGGATAAATGGGTCATCATGTTCTGTGAGTTTTAAGAAGCCTTCGTCGTTCTTTGCCAACGCATAGGTCTGCTTGCCTGTTGTCTTGCTTTCTTTCATCGGAGCCTCAACCCCGCGCTCAACTAACACTTCAGCAAACTGTTTATTACTGGCTAGTCGTTTACGCACCGCCTCTGCGGTCTCACATTTTAGCTTCTCCATCAAGCCCTCGAGCAGTTGCTCTTTCTCTTCTTTGAGTTCGTCGTAGCGCTCTTGCAGTAGTGCATCATCAACAAAGAACACAGGGTGCGTGAACATCCGCAGAGTCATGTCGATCAGCTTCATCTCGTTCTCAGGGAACGCGCTCGACAATATCTTGAATAGCTTGAGGGTTAGGTCAACGTCGTTCTTGCAATACTCTGCGTATCGCTCGAGTTCTTCTTTGTTGAAGTCGAGTCGTGCCTTGCCTTCAGCGGCAATCACTTCCTCGCCCTTAACTCCAATCTCGTAGCGGTCAGCCAACGCCTTGAGTGAGCCACCTGCCTCAACGCCATGAATCGCTCTCGCCATACATAAAGTGTCGAACATGAACGCGGGCGTGATGCCGTAGATCCAACTAAGAATAGCGCCATCGAAGAGGGTGTTGTGGCACAGAAGCGCGCTGCTGCCCCAATCAAACGACGTTAAAAATTCTTTTAGCTTATCCTTACCACCCGATACCCAGACAGTTGGTTCATCGTCTACCTTCACGCCCACACCGATAACTTCAAAACGCTTATCGCGTATGTATTCCTCAGTGGTTTGATGCTTGAAGCCTAGCTTGATCTTGCTATCGTAGTAGGTCTCAAAGTCAATCGTTATCAGTGACATTTGGTTTCTCTAAAAGTTTTTTGTAGTACGACGCAGGGAATGGCGCTTTCTTCTCTAAGAGTGTTCGCAACCATTCCGCACCACCAAGCTGGTTAAGGATTAACCACTGCTTGTCAGTCATGCGTACCTGCCTTCCAATAAGAGGCGCAGGGGGTTTGGGTCTCGGCAATTTTCTCTCCTTAGTAACTGGTCTCTAAATAGCATCCCACTGAGTCATGGGTCGCTATCTAACAAAAAGTACAGACACAAAAAAAGGCATGGCGAACCATGCCTTCGGGGTTTACTTCAGTGTGGCGATTTCACGAGAAAGATACCACTGCGCTTTGCGCAGGTCTTCTAACTGATTGCCCTTGAGTCCTGACCTAGTAATGTATTTCACGACATTACCCAAGTTGTACCCAAGCTTCTTCGCTTCAATGAAATCGATTGTCTCGATACCGCCTGTGGTGTAGTGCTTCGGATGATTCACTGGGTCAGGTGCAATGCCCACGACCTCGCCTTCAGCCTTAGCATAGTCCTCGATTGGGATGCCCATCTTCTGTGCCATCACCGCCTGTGTGCCTGTTAAGCGATAGAGTAGCTTGCCTTGTGGCTTAGACTCTTTGTTGAGTTTCCTCGCCTTGCTCATCAGCACATAGGCGTATGACTTGGCTACACCTAGTTTGGACATAACTTCTGCGGTCTTGATCTTGGGATTGTGTTCCAACATCTTGCGCACTTGCAGTAAACGATTAGTTTTCATTTGCCTTCTCCTTTTTGGTTTGGCGTTTAATTGATACGATTCCAACACTATGTTGGTCTCGTGCTTCCTGCATAGCATCTGCGATCTCATACGCTACTTGGGTTAATTGGGTAGTCACTCCCCCTTTCATAATTAAACCAACCAACGCAAAACCAGCGTGTAGGTCACGCAGATTGCTACGATCTTCTTCATTCATAACTGTTCCAATAGACGCGTTAGCGCATCAATGTTAGTCTCATCAATGACAAGGGTGAACCCACCCTGCCCACGAATGGCTGACATGTGTTTCTCTTGTAGGGCAGTTGGCTTGTTGCCGTTCGCTTTCGCTTCCACCCCGATGAACCTCCCCTTGTAACAAATCACAAAGTCAGGGACACCTGCCGAACCATACCCAGTGCCAATGGGCATGGTGAAGTAAGCCCCCTTTGCTTGGAGAATATCTTTGATCTTCTTCTTGACTGTACCCTCAGGGGTCATTTTGTATCCCACCTTTCAGTGACTCTAAAGTTGGTCGATCTACAACTAAACAGAAGTAGGTCTCGCTCGCTCTCCACCCAACCTCATCGAGTTCGGGGAAGTCGGTGTTTGTATAAAGTGTCATCCTAATGATTCTTGAATCAAGCATGTACCTCCCCTCACTGGCAAGAATCATTGCGAACTTAGACTTCAATACATCAGGCAAAGTATCATCTGTGTATATGCGATGAAACCCATCAGCCACATACACGATGTACTCGTTGTTCACCTTACGCACAGGCAGACGAATCAATTCCCATTTCTTGGGGTGAACCACAGGACTCAGTTCCCCAATCAAGTGGGGCATGGGGTAGCCATCCATGCGTGTTCGTAGTTCGTGGGTTGACCACCATAAAAGAATACCGCATCAAGCCCTTCGTCATACTTGTCCATGATCGGGAAGTTCAACATACCAAGCCTACGCACCTCTTTAGTTTCGTAAGATACTTTCATCATTGTCATCAACGGCACTAACTCGGGGTACTCTTCAATCGTTCTGACTCGCTTGAAGTCTTCAATGATCTCGTACTCCATCTTGCTCGTATCACTATGCAATACAGTCATCTTTAATTTGCCTATGAGTAAGTGCTTGTAGTCGTCTATGCCAATGAGATAGAAAGGATTCTTAAAGAACCGCTTGGACTCTTCTCTCTTTATATCTCGTATCTTATCAGCTTCTTTGTAAATGTCAAGTGTATTTTTACATTTATTTAGGTCTAATGGTACAGAAAGACCATTGGTACTTTCCCCTAGTAAGGTTGCCAACATCGCATGAATCTCGTCAGGCGTAAAAGAGTTCTGCTTATCGCTATTACCCATCGACTGACGCAGAGCGTGAACACCACTCCTGACCATCTTGATTTTGTTATCCATAATGTCTTTCTTACTGCGCACAGCAGCTTGACGCTTTAGTACCGCCATCAATGATGAAAGTTTTGTACTACGAATAGTCTCTCTATCATTCTGATCTGAGCCACGAGACTTGGCGTAGTAAGGTGTGCGGAAACAATACTCTATCTGATCATTGTTAGCGCCACCCAAACTTGTTGTCCATACCTTACACACTGCCAGCCCATTGGGATGACACATCATGTAAGAATCTTTATCTTCTTGCGGATAGCCTACATTCATTACCTTACCCATGACCTTCAAGCCATACTTGAATTGCAACTCACGTACCAGTGGGAGAACATCTGAGTGAAGCAACTCGTTCAGTTGTTCCTCTGTGCCGAACCCATCAAGAAAATATCTACTAAATGTGTATGTCATACGAATCTCCTTAAAAATCTATTGCTCGTGCCGTTGCGTTGATTGAGTATCCCAACGCCTCGATCTTTTTGATTGCATGTAGCGTGAGAGTCTTAGTCCCTGCTATGTCTGCAAACAGTTGTGCCTTCTCGCATAGGGGGTAGTACTTCAATGTCCCATATACATCTTTCACTTCCACTCGAATAACATTAGTCATATTGCTTTACCTCCTGTCCATCAACCATGACTGTGTAGCCCCACTCGCTAGGCGGATACATCTCTCCATTAACATACTCAACTTTCTTGAACACTTGCTCATGCGCTTTGTATATCTCCTTGTTCAGTCTGCGCTTGAGATTCAAGAACATCGTGTGCGGTGTGTCCTCGTGTGCGCTATACCTAGAAAAGTTTGTGTCCGAAAACCTCCGCAAGTTCCAACGCATATTGCCAATGTCCCACGCA